CTCCACCAGCAACCACCCCCCAACCTCAGCCTTAACCTCATCCTCAACCTTCCCCTCCCCCATCATCACCTGATGCTGCCTCGCCAGCCCCCCAAACGCAATCGCCCCCGCCTCCCACCTCGCCCGACCAAACATCTTCCTATACTGACTCAATACCTCGCCCCACATCCGATCCAACTCCACCCCTACCGAAAACCCACTTACCCCCCCCAATGTCCCATCATCCTCCGCTTTCTCTAGCAGCAACTCCCTCGCCCCCGCCGCAAAATCCGACACCAACCCATGCACCCCCGCCGTCACCACCAAGTGCAGTTTCAAATTAGCCGCCTGGAGCGCCTCTGGCAAACTCTCCAACGAAATCTCGTCAATTCCCGCCATTTCCCTCTCTCAGAACCTCCAACCTTCAACTTTTAACCTTCAACTTTCAACTCCTAATAATACGGCCTCTCCGCCCTCGCCCTCGCCAGCGCTGCCAACAACGCCTCCACGTCCAACCCCGGCACCATCCGCGCCGCCATCCGAATCAACGTCTCCTCGTCGAACAACCCCGTCGCCTGCAACGCCGCCAGCGCCTTCCCCAGGCTCTCCAGCCGCGCCGCCGTCAGCGTCTCCCGCACCGACCACGTGATCCTATACGTCAACCCCTCCGGCCATATCCCCTGCAGCAGCCACTGCCGTTCCAGCAGCGGGACCACGATCTCCCTCTCCACCCACTCGCTCACCAGCGGCAGCGTCTCGTCATACTGCGCTTTTTTCTCCTCCAACACGTCCCTATTCAAGTTCTGGCCATACCCCAGCAGCGCCAGCGGAACCACCGACGCCACCCCCCACGTCTCGATGTGATGCACCACGTCCGCAATCTCTGCCAACCGCGCGTCCCCCTGCAGCACCTGGACGCTCGCCTTCGAATTGGTGAAAAAATCCGCCACCGCCGCAAACGGATCATTCAGCGCATCCTTGTTCTCCTCTCGGTATTTCTGGATTGCCCCATCGTCCGCGTCCTCCAACGTGTGCAGATACTTCAACCCCGCCCGCGTCTTCCGCCGCACCGCCACGTCATATTCACCTTCCGTCACCCGCTTCCACGGCGTCTGCGCGCTCGCAAACTGCGGCGTCCCATACCTGCTCCCTTCGTCGTGCATCCATCTCGCGTGAATGATCTGCCAGGCCGCAAACCACACCGCGTCCCTGGGCGCTGCCTGCCCCGCCCACATCTGATCCGCCCACCAGAACGCCCGCCTCGGGTCCTCAAACCGGTCCTGCCTGTTGCTATTCCGCACCATTTCCAGCGTCGGCTTTCGCGTCACGGCCTGCACCAGGCCCTCCTCATCCACCGACACCTCCAGAAAACTATCCCCATCCCGAAACGCCAACCGCGTCCAATCGTCCAATCGACCAAAAAGCTTCAATCGCGTCGCCAGGTCGCCCGCTATCTCCTGCGCCCGATCCGCCTCCGCCCCCTCCGTCACCTGCACCTGAAACCCCCCCCGCGTCGCGTCCCGCGCCACCGTCGCCATAGACGCCCTCGCCCGGGGGTCCTCTGCATACATTTTCCGGGAGATCTTGACCACCGCCTGCCGTCCCCGCTCCGCCTGAAAGCGGTTCATCGCCGCCATCGGCCGCGACGGCCTCGGCATCTCATCACTCGTCGTCGTCACCTGCTCCGGCGCTTCCCGACGAAACAATGCCGTAAAACGGTCAATCAACTTCCCCATCAGTCCAACATCCCCCGCGCGCTCGCCACCTGGCTCGACGCCTGCGGCTTTGGCGGCCTCGGCGCGCCCTCCGCCGCCAGACAATAATTTTCAGCGTGGGCATAGTGGTCTGGCCCGCTCTCCACATAAACCGCGACCTGGTTCCCATCCGCCCCCTTCCTCAACACCCGCTCCGGCGCTTTCAACTGCGCGTAATAATCCCGAATGTCTCGTCCATTCCCCGGCAACGTGTTCCCCGCCTCCCCCCTCGCCGCCGTCGCAAACCCCCCCAGCGTTGCGTCCAACGTCCTCGTCCGGTCCAGGCTCGCCACGTACTCCACCTCGTCCCACTTGGCCGAGGCCGTCGCCTTGCTCCCTATTTTCTGAGTGGAATAATAAGCCAGCCACACCACCCCCCGCTCCTGCTCGGCCTGAAAATCCCGCGCCTTCCGCGTCTCCGGCAACGCATCCACCACGCACCGTTCCACCCCGTGCAGCCGCATCAACAACGCCACGTCCTCAAAATCGGGCACCTCTCCAATATACCGCGCCCGTCTCTCCCCACTCTCCAATTTCTCGCGGATCACCACGTGCAACATCCGCCCCACGTCCACCCCCATCGCCGTTCCCCCATCCCCGACCGTCAGCCCATACTCGCGCCGGCATCCGTCCAGCACGCCGTCATCCAACGACATCGACGAGGGCGATCGGTACGGCAGCCCTAATCCTTGATTAAACGCCTCTTGCCGCTTGCTCTCGTCCGTCGTGTCCAGGCTCTCCACGATTTGTTCCAGCGACTGAAACGACCCAAACAGCCGGCTCACGTGATACCCAGGGACGACCCTTCCAGGATATGCCGCCACCCACTCCCCCGGCCCTAGGCGATCCAGTTCCCCTCCACACTTTCTACACGCCAGAAACGCCCGACCAGCCTCATCCCGATGCCACGCCAGCGGCCGGCGCAAATCGTCAAACTCAGTCACCACGTCCTCAATCGTCAAATCCTGCCAGCCCCCACACCCCAGGCACCGCACGTGCCACGTCCGTTGATCGCTGACCAAATACTCCCCATGAATCCCCATATTCGCAAACGTCGGCGTCGAAACCAACCGCGCCTCCGCGATGTCGCTATGCCCCAATCTCTCCATCGCAATCGCCGGTGCCCTTCTGTCCATCTCGTCGTACTCATCCAGCACCAACACATCCGCGTCGATGCTTTTCAATTGCGCCGCCTTTCCTTCTGGGCTCACTTGCGCCCCCCGAAAGTAAACAAACCGTTGCCCCACCCGCTTCAACCCCACCCGATCTGCTCCCCGCTGTCGCCCCTTCCCCCTCGCCGCCACCACCAACCCCGCCAGATACGGCGACACCTCCGGCTCAATCGCCGGCCCCAGCCGCGCCGCGCTAAAGTCGCTCACGTGCGTTCTCGTCGGAAAAACATACAACCCCGTCGCCTCCCTCTTGTCCGCGCTCCACAACATCCAGCTAATCGCAAACTCACTCACCCCCACCTGCCCCGCTTTCATCACCACCATCTCCCGCGCCCTATCCCGATAAATCCCCACCAGATACCTATGCCGCTTCAAATCAAACAACCGCCCCGGCCCCAACCTCCGCCTATGCACCATCGTCCACGCCAGCAAATCCGTCCCCCGCGCCGCCCGCCGTCTCGCCAGTTCCAGCCGCGCCAACGCCTGCACCCTCCTCATCCGCCCATTCTCCCCATCCGCGTTCAGCCCACCCAAGTCTTTATTGGGTAGGCTATCGAAACCAGGTTTTTTCTTGAAAACCTGGTTTCTCTCACCCAGGCCATCCTCTCCCTACAATGCCTGACTCCCATCAGATGCTTCCAATAAATCCACCCTATCCCCAACGAAAACGTGATCCCATGCCCACAAACATAAATCCAGCACGCATCCCTCAGTCCGTCCAAAAGACTACCGTGCGAAGCCCCCGGATAATCTCCCCAATAATACAACCAGCCATAAACCCTAAAACAAGCCTTGTGGACGACCCGTTCCCTTCGATGCCGAATCCACAGCCAGCCCAGATATAACTTCCGTCTCGCCTGTGCTCTTGTCACTGTCACCATCTATCCCCTTCCTCCCTCCAAAGTTTTGCCGTTCACCCACCGCCGAGTCATAACGACCCCCACAATAACCAAAACCACACTCAAAATCACCACCAGGTCGCCCACGCCGTCCGGCCCGGCCTCATCGGCCCTAACCATCCGCCGCCTCACTCGCACAATCCTCGCGGATCATAACCCCTCTCCCATTCCCCACCACACCCCCCCACCTGATTCTCACTCGCCAACAGCCTCTCATCCGGCCCAGGAAGCGCCCGCTTGGCATCTGGAACCGTCCACTCCGTCACCGGCCGAATATCCAACCGCCTCGCCGCGATACGCCCCGCCTCCTCCGAACAAAACGTCATCGCATAAATCGCCCCCTTGCCCAGCAACTTGGTGAACCTCCAGCCCTCCCCCTCATCATCTGGCACATCCACCCTGATGAACGAATCCCCGCCGATAGTCTGGCTACTCACCAGCCCCGCTATCTGCGAGTGCCCAAAAAGCTCCACGACCGCCCATTGCTCAAACTGCTCTTGTGTCTCCATTCTTACTTCCCCTTTCCTCCCCGCCGACGACGCTTCCCCTGCCCCCGCCGCGAATGCACCCGCTCCGAGGACCTCGTAATCTCCCTGGCCCTACGCTGCAAAACAGCAGCCAATCGCATCGCCTGCTTGGGACTCATCCCCAGCCACGCCACAGGCGACCCAAATTGCACCACCACCTTGCCCTGATAGCTACTCACGCCAAAAGCAATCTCTCCCTCGTCAGTCTCCACCAACTGCCCCTCTGGAAACTTCCCCGTCGCGCCAAAGCCCTGTTGAGCCTCCCTATCGACTTGGAGACCTTCCGACACCTGACTCTGTTGCGCCTGCAACAACTCTGCCTGGAGCCTTTCCAACGCTTGATCCCGCTCTGTCCCGTGGTGCATAACCTATTCTCCTCTCCCCCCCATAAAATCGAAAATCCGTTCTATTGACAACCCCCCCAACCTGCCCTATAATAAACCCAGACTCAAGCAAGTCATTCCCACCGAAGCGGCTTTTTTGTTGCCGCCAGACCTTACAAATAAACGTCGCCTGCTTTACTTGTAGGCAGAGCGGTCATCGGGTGAAGCTCGCTTCCGACTTGCTTGAGTCCTGGCAGGCAGCACCTGGTGGCCGTTCTGCGTTCTCGGACAAAAAAGGACTCAAGCAAATGAACGACAATTTAACCCAACCCGCACCCAGCCCCGCCGCCCAACCCGTCGCCCTGGGCTACACCCAGGACCAGCTCCACGAATACGGCCTCGCCCTCGTCGCCTCCGTCACCCAGGACATCTACGCCGACCTGGTGGAGGCCATCCTCCGCCCCCTCCCCCTCGACCACTGGCCCCCCCTTATCGCCCACAGCCTAGCGCGCCTCCTCGCCCAACACCCCCGCCCCATCGAACTCATCACCGCCCTACACCACGCCCTCGCCGACCTCGCCGCCACACTCTAACTCCGAGACCTGACAGGTTTTCTTAAACCTGTCAGGTCTGTCTATCAATTGTTGAATTCGCGGAGGCAAGGCGTGCAGACTCTTGGGCCAACCTAGCACATCTTTAAGCCTTTGCCAAAATTGGCGGCCTGCGCACACTGTTCGACTGTGCGGCCGTATGTAGCAACGTGATCCGTTGTCCCGTCACAATCGTGTGCCAATACAATTACGTGAGATAAATCATATCTCTGTGCAAATTCCCTGAGCGCATCGACTGGTATTTTCATTCCCCTACTCCCCCCCCGCCCCCGGCCCAGCCTCCAAACTAACCACGTGAAATGGACCTCGAACCCCTATAGAATAACGCGCCACTGCCGCCAGGCTAGACCTGATCCGCGCCACTGGTTGCAAATTTTCCAACAAGTGCATCGCCACAAGAGCCTGCTTCGCGCCACACCCACACGCCCAAAAATCGCCCTCATACTCCTCTACCTGAAAATTCCGATGCACCTCATAAATTCGGCCTCGATACCCTACCAGAAATAGACCCCCCTCATCCTGCTCATGCTGCACCTTCGCAAACCCAAAATCCCTGAAACATTGGCGCACCCCCTCAACAAACACACGCACTATATACGCCATATTCGGCTCATCCCCCTGCGGCTCTACCTCCAAATGATACTGGAGCAACTGCCCCATCCGCACCGAATCAGTAAACCCAATAACAAAATCTCCCACCCTGAAAACCTTCGGATTCAAGGTAACTCTAGGCAACCAATCGTCACCGAGGTGTGAATCTCCCCCGATATGCACCCTTCCTTTCTCGCGCAACGCAATAATACACGTCATCCCAACCCCTCCTGCGGTTCCCCCGCAACTCCCTCCCCCATCAACTCCAAATTAGCCAACACCTGCCCCAACTCCTCATCGCTCAACCCCCCCACCATCCTCTCCAATCCCCCCCCCACCTCCCCCTCATCCTCAACCTCATCCTCAACCTTCCCTCTCTCCGGATCCGCCAACCCAATCAACACTGT